CGCCTGGAATCTTTTTAAGCAATGGCTGAATTGCTGTATTGATAATACCAGCACCCATTGACATTCCTACACCCGCCATTAATCCTTTACCACCACCAAGCATACTTGTCATTTTAGACATTGCTTTGCCACCAAAGCCCATAAGCTTGCTTAATATTCCCGATTTTGCACCGATCTCTTCGCCTTCTTTTGCAAGATTACCGCTACCATTAAACAAATTAAATATCTTTCCAACAATACCACCTTTGCCAGATGACTTTGTTTCTACATCTTTTTCAAGATTATTAATTACATTTGATCCTGCTTCATTTACAATTGCTTTATTTTCTTCAATACCCTTTGCAAGACCCATGTCAATATCAAGGCCAAGTTGCTCAAACTTTCTTGCTGGAGATGCAGCTTGTGCTTGTGTTCTTGCACCACGTTCTGCTGATGCTGCAACATCTACTCCTGCTGAGTATGAAGCCATCATTGCTTGTCTATTTCTTAGTCCTGCTGCAGGCCCTGCTCCAGTTCCCACCATCCTTCCAATTGATGAGTTTGCAGTTCCTTGATATTGTGCAGGAATATTACCCCAATCAATTCCCAGGCTTCTTGTACCTTCTGCTCCGCCTGAACCTCTAACTGTTTTAATTTGTTCAAAGTCTGATTGTAGATTACTTGCTCCACCTTGAGTTGAAATTTTACTCAAATATGGATTCATAATTTTATTTGCAAACTCTTCAAACTTTTCGTTTTCTCCACCAAACACCTTTGTAGTATTTTCTAGTTCGGCAATTAAAGCTTCATGTGCTTGGTTTAATTTTTGAGCAGTATCTTTTGCATCATTTGCGCCTAATTTTAATGCTGCTCCATATGACATAGCCATTGGGTGAACATCATTTGCAAGAAGATTTCTAAGATCTGCTGCAATTTCTGGACCACTAATTGGATTTTGACTATTTGAACGCATTCTTTGATTTGATTCACGAGACATCCACATCATTCCACCAGCTTCTCCTGGCATGTAATGTCCTCTTTCAAGAGGTCCTAATCCGTCTTCAAATCCTGGCAATCTTCCATTAATCATTGCATTAATAAATGGTGCATACTTAGCTGCCTGTGCTTTTGGAATAACAGCTTCGCCTGGAGTTAACATAGCTGGATATGTATCGCTATTTCCAGATCCTGGAATGTAGCCTCCTGTTGCAAATCCTGGAATCTCCATTTGTTGGTAAATTCTTGATTCGGCAGTTGCAACTGCACCTACTGCACTTGTAAGATCTTGAATACCAGCTCCAACATTCATTGTTTCAACAAGCTTTGACATGTTTGCAGTTAAGGTTTCAACAGCAGCATTTAATGTAACAACTGCATCAGCATCTGCCAACATTTTTTCACTAAACATCTCTGCAGCATTTTGTGAAGCAATTAATTCTGGCGTAAGTAATTGACCTAATGTTTTGCCACCTGTGGCAAGGTTCTTTAAATTAAAATATCCTTTTACAAGCCATCCAGTAAAGTTAGCAAGCAAACCAGTAAGCATAAGAATTGGGCCAGACAAAACTACAAAGCCCGCAATAATACCAAGTACTGTTTTAACTGGACCTGGCAATCCTGTAAAAATTTTAGCAACAGAGTTACCAAAATTCATTAAGCCAGTAGCGATATCCATAATCTTTTGACCAATTGGGTAGATGTCTGCTTTAAATGTTTCTAAAGCTCTTTGAAATTTTGCAGTGCCTGATTCTGTTGCTTGTTGCATTTCTTGATTTGCAAGATCTGCCAACTGTCCTGAAGTTGCTCCAGCAACTTTAAGAGCATTATATGTTTGGCTTCCAACTTGGCCAAAGTTGTCAAGAAGTGCTGAGATTCTTGCAAATTGAAATTTACCAAATAGCTTATCAATCAATTGTTCTCTAACAAGTGGAGAAAGTTTTGACATTGATGATTGTAAAGCTTCAATCATTTGAACAGGATTGCCCTGTGTATTATCTTTGATTGCAGTTAAATTAATTCCATATTGTTGAAATTCTTTAGATGCTGCAGAAGTTGGAGCAATCATAGATGCCATAGCAGACTTTAATGCGTTAGCAGCTTGTGCTGCTGGAACTCCCGCTTCACGCATAGCAACAAGCATAACAGCAGTATCTTTGTATGTACCACCAAGCTGTTGCATAATTGGGCCAACACGTGGGATAGCTTGAGTCATATCTCCAAGCGTCATTGTTGTTTGCTTCTGAATATCTGATAAGAAGTTAACTGCGTTAGCAAGATCGTTTGTACTTACTTTGTAAACATTTTGAAGAGCAACAATAGTATTTGTTGCATCAGCGGTGCTAACTGCGCCCAGCTTTGACAAACGCATTGTTTGTTGGGTTGTATTAATAAGATCTTGCCCTTGTTCACCCATAGCTGCAAAGTTAGCTGCTGCTTTTACAGTTTCAGATTGAGCAATACCCATTGTTGAAGCAATATCTCTTCCTAGCTGTAGAACTTGATCAGAAATCTGCTTAATTTGTCCTTGGTCTGGAGGAGTAAGACCTTCACCATAAAGTCTTTGCAATCTTGTTAATTCTGTATTTGTGTCTCTAAAAGAAGCAACGGCTTGTTGACCAAATATCATAAGAGGTATGGACATACCAACTGTTAACTGACGACCTGCCCATTGGGTATTTTTACCCCAGTTAATAAGTTTTTGTGTTCCTTGATCAACAGCAATATTATAAAGATTTTGAGTTTGCGTTGCTATATTTGTAGCATCTTTAACGGCATTAATTGTGGTGGGCGTATAAACAGAAAATACACCTTGTTTTGTAGGATCAGCAGTAATAATTGAATTGTTTAATTTTGCTTGCTCTACTGCAAGTGCTTTAATGCTGTTAGTAGCACTAGAGGAATTATTTTTAATTATATTGTAATAGTCGTTAAGCTTTAATTTTCCTGTGGTCAGTGCTTGACCAAAAGCTTGTGTTTCATTTTTAAGAGTTACTGTTTGTTGTGTAAATTGGCCAGTTGACAGCATTGTTGTTTTAAATGCTGCATTTGCTGATTGCAAATCTTTTGTAAGATTAGAACTTAATCCAACCCCAGCTACATTTTTATTAAGTAAATCTACTTGTGCTCGGAGTTGTGCAATTTGTGTATTGACGCTAGAAAAGTCGCCCAAGGCGACTATATTCAGTTCAACTTTTGCCATTTAATTACACCCCTAATTGCATAAGACCTAGACCTTCGCCAATTCCAAATCCTTCTTCTTGTGCCTGCCAACCCTGCAAAGATGTAATATCTTTATCAGAATCATTGCTTGCTGATTCATCAAGTTCTACTCCTTGAATAGAAGCAGCAAACTTTTTGTCTTCATAATCTTTCTTTCTTGAAGCTTCTAATGTTGCCATTAGTTCTTCAAGTGAAAGACTACTTTCTAAATCGTCAAAGTTTTTCCAATGACCAAGTAGAAAAGCTTCGGACTCTAAGGAGCGAAGATCTAGTTCGTCCCAACTAGAGCTGCTCCCAGAAGGTTTGGGTCTGTAAGTTTCAGACCGCCAGCAACTTCAAGAATCTTCATCATTGTAGGGATCTCAATGACTTCTTCAAACTTATCTCTATCTTTAGATAGTTCTGGCTTATAGACTTCAAGGCAAATCATTGCACCTTTAATAAATATATCCATAGCAGCATCTTCTGTTTCTATGCTAGGATCATCCATTCCTTTAATAACTTCCATAAATTTTCTTAGCTGCTTGATTGGCAATGGCTTAAGGGTGAGTGTCTCACCGTTAGCCAGCTCAATCTCTACAATATCATATACCGTTGTTGCCAATTAATAGCTCCTTTGTTTAGTTAAATTATACCAACATTATGCGTATAAACAAACTCAAGACCCCACCATTTCTGGTGGGGCTTGAATTCAATATTAAGTTGTATATTAAGTTATATCAGACTGTACCGTAAACACGGTCAATTACTACACCGTATTCTGCGCCTGCGTATGATGCGTCAGCATCATCTGGCAAGCAACGGAAGTTTACTGGGAAAACAGTAGCTGCATCACGCTTCAAAGCATGCATTGTTGTATCAATTTGAACAACACGACGAGCAATGTAAACACGCTCTTTTTGCTTAAGATCTGAAGTATGTGGAAGACCTACTGATCCACCTGCACCTGCAGATTGTGATGGGTCATATTGTGAACCAATTTGACGTGGAGCTGAGCTTACGAAAACAACTGTACGCTCTACTGGAGTATCTCCAACTGCACCTGCAACGAGGTTGAGTGATGCTGTTGATGATGATGTGTTATTCAAAGTATAAACTGTTGAACCTGCTGATGTCTGAACGAAGTCTGATTGACCCCATGCGATATTTAGGTTTTCAAGTGTACCTTCTGCAAGCTCTGACTTAAGCATAACCTTAAGTGTTTGCTTAAATAGACGCGCTGCGTCAAGAAGCTGATCAACCATTACTTCACCATATGTTGGTTCGTATGAAACTTCAAGTCCTGTAGATGTATAACCTACTTGACGAAAATCTGTTCCTGCATTGAGCTGAGCTGAAGCTGAAGAGCCAGCTGCTACAATGTTTGTTGAAATATAACTTGGAGCTGTGATTGGACGAGCTGCGCCATTTTTGTTTGAGACAAAGAGGTTTGCTGCACCAACGATCACGTTTCTAGTATTTGTAGCCATTTTTTATTTCACCGCCTTATTTATTTTTAAATTAAACAAGAGGCATTGTTACTTCCTCATGTAAAAGCATACCATTGATGTTAAATAAAACAAACTTTAAGCAAATCTGCCTGTATTTGGGTCAACATTTCGTGTGTATGAATAGTGGATTGTAATGTCTCCACTCATATATCCGCCTTCATCCGTAAATGGCTGTATTGGATCGGTTGTGTCAATCTTAAAATAGAAGAAATCATAGGGGCTATTTTGAGCTAGTTGGACATTTACCCCCTGTGCTGCCAAGTCGTACCTTCTAAATAGATCAACCATAAAGTTAATAATAGTTTGAATTTGAGCAGAGTCTCTGGATATAACTTCAAATATCATAGACTCTTGAGACATCCACCACTGAACTCCGTAATTCTTTTGAATTACATTGTATGTCAAATATGGCTTGCCAGGTAGCAAGTTATTAAATTCTGGGATTTGTTGTGCAGGTACAATTGGTATTAAAGGCTCATCAAATCCATCTGGATAGTAATCTTGCTCATTTAAAATACCCGCGTTTTTAAATTCTTCCCACAAAACATTTCTTACATCGTAAGCTGCTACATATGTGTAATCTGTTGTCATCTAATCATCTCCTTGCCTTGACTTGCTTGCTCTGCTGCTCTTGCAACTGCTGCTCTTACTTGCTCCGCATTGGAACCTGTTACATTTAAAGCTACTGCTGCATCATTAACTATTCTCTCATAGAATCCAGAAGAATCCATAATTACTCCTGCGTTTGCAACATACCAATCAACCATGAATCTTGTAAATGAATTTTTAACCTTTGAGCCACCTGGATTTAAGATATTAACTGGTGTTCCTTTAGCAATAAAGGCAATTCCATTATTACCCATAAACGACAAAACTCTTTTTGCGGTAAATCTTACTGCAGTTCCGCCTTCCATAATTTCAGCTTTATCTCTAAAAATATTTTGCGCTGTTACAGTTTTTCCTGTAGGGCCAGGTACTTGAAGTTCTGGATTAATTGGCACTGGCAAAGATGATGGTAAAAATTCTGAACCAATTTCTAATGTTCCACCTAGCATTGAAAGCATGTTTATTACAAACAATCTTCCTTCTGGGTAACCAATTTTTCCCCACTCATAAACGTGATGCATAGCTTTTGGATTTGATCTTGCATAAGAGTCTGCTGCTAACACAAATCTTTCGCCCGTAATAGTAAATACTGCTTTAGAAATTTGTTCTAAAACGTAGGGCTTTGTTAACTCTTCTATTCCTAAAAGCTTGTTATCAATTTCTTTAATTAAACTATCAAGATTAGCTTGATTAACTTCCAGTTGGATCATTGTCTTGTACCGACACTCTTTGTAGAACTGCTTCATAATAAGCAATTTTCCCAAATGGATCAAGGACTGCGTGTGATGATGTTACTTCAAATATTGTGTTTGGCGTGTCATATCTATCAATTTCAATAAAGATTTGCTCGTTAGATGTTGAGCGTATATTTTCTATTCTAGCTCTCTTTGAAAGTAGTTCATTGCACTTAATTCTGAGCTGTAGCTTTTCGCTATACTCTCCCTCAGAACCGCCAGCAAATTTTTTGTTATCTGTTCTGGTTGAAGAACCGCCTACCTTAATTGGCTCTACTTTGCAACGAATTGTTTTTGCATAAGACCATTCACGGATAACTGCACCCGTATTTTTATTTTGTGAATATTGCTGCTCATAAATATCTGCAGTCATATTCATAATTGATGACATAAAGGTATTTGATAGCATTAGATAATTACAATATTAACGTGGCGGTATTGATCAAGAATATTATCAACATTCAAGTTACCCGTTCCGTTAAATGCTCCCTTATGCATTTCAAACGAAATTTCACTAAGGTCAACCTTTGAAAGGTATTTAACTCTCCAGTTGTAATCGTTTGAAAGGATATCATTTACTAAAAGAATTGTTGCAATTTTAATGTCTTCTGGAACATACTGATATCCCATAAGACCCACAAAACGATACCTGGAGCGGTCTCTGAAACGTCCGTAGTAAAGGATTGTTGGATCGTAACCGCCTTCGTAACTGATATCCCATTCTGGTCTATATAGTCTTACACCAAAATTTGTTGGTGTAATTGTAAGATCATATTCAAAAATATTATAAACTGGGTTTTGTGTATAATCAATCATTAATTGATCGTTTTCATAAAACTGATCAATTTTTAAAATCTTTTCTGTCAATTCAATTGAATCGGAACCAATTCCAATTACTTCTTGAAAACCCGTATAAGATCTAAATTTTTGACCAGTGTAGCCGTCAACAATTGTTCTTGCTAGTTTTTCTGCATTCTCAATTTCTTTTATGTCATGATAATTTAATTCAGATGGAGTTGAACCCCATTGAAGAAAATCAATAATTTCATCTGGCGTTGCGTATACAGTTTCAACACTGTAAAAAGATGTTTCTGTTGCTTGTACTCCATTAAGTCTGTAACTCCAAACAACTTGCAAAACTCTTGCAATGTTTGTGATAGCTGGAGTAAGCAAGAATGAATATATACCAGCGGGTGTCTCATCATAAGCAGTTAAATTGCTGAAACCAGCTATAGGGGACGAGTTGTTGTCTGCATCAAATATTTGTAGCGTAGGAACGGTATCTGCCTGTGTTAAAACTCCGTCGCTAAATACCTGTAGTTGAATTTTTTCCTGAGTGTTTGTTGTTATTGTTTGCAATCAAAACGCCCCCTTATTTTTTAGTTGTAGTACTCCTGAGCCTCTCTAGGAGTTGCAATTCTGAAACCTTCTTGGGTATCAAAAAGTCTTTGTGCATCTGACTCTGGCATTGCAACAAAAGGGTGCTCTTGGCTGAAGGTGTAGCCCATAGCCTGATAAGAGTAATTACCTCTTACCATTCTTACAAGAATAGTGTTTTCGTTCTTAGACAATTTTTCCCTCTTCTTTTTTTCAACTTCTGGGACTTCAATATCTTGCTTTTCACTATTGTCAAATTTAGCATACATTTGATAAGTAACGCCCTCTTCTTCAAGAAGCGCAACTAGCTCATTCTTTGTCTTTGCAGCTGAAGATTCTACTCCAAATTGATCTGCAATCTTTCTTAGTTCTGTGATTTTTAGGTCTGTAAATGACATTTTATATCCTCTCGTTACGTCAATTATATCAGAAAATAGTTAAGGGAGATATTGCTATCTCCCTTAACTTTGCAACTAATTAGAAATTAGTATGTGTAAGTTCCTGAGCCACCGAAGGTACCAGCACCGTTTGTAACGGAACCAAAAGCACCTGTAGCAACTGAACCTGCAACCTTAACGTTCTTCACAATAACGTGAGCGTCATAGTTTTCCATTTGTGCGCCAACACGGATGAAGAGTGTATATTCAATTGTATCCTTCTTTGGTTGGAACAAACGATAAACAGTTACATCGCGCTTGATACCAATGATGAAGTTCTGAGGGAAAGTCAAGTGGATGTCACCGTGCAAACCAGTTGCACCGTTGTAATCTCCTGCCTTTGTCTCGTCCATCAATGGAACGTTGATTACTGGGATACCGAAAGCGAAAGGAGTTGTAGTTCCTGGACCGCCATCGTTAGCAGTAACATCACCACGGATAACGCCAGAAGCGATATCAAATGGGTTGACCGAACCAGCGTTAGCTGTTAGGTTGTATAGGTAATCTTGAACTAGGTTTGATCCTGAGAAGAAACGAAGTTGATTACGGCGTTGCTTGTACTTACGAGGAAGTGTCTTGATAGCAAGGTTGAATACAGCCTTGTCAAGTCCTACACCTTGTGCGTCAACAACGTGAGCGTTAGCAAGTGCCAATGCACGGAATCCTGCGAATGCAGAAAGCAAACCAGAGCCAGTACCGAGACCATTGATTAGTACATCCTCAATGTCGTTACCAGCTTGTGTTGCCATAAGACGTGCGATGTGGTCTTCTAGATCTGGACCCTCAATATTGTCTTCAAGAGACTCTGAAGAAAGTTCCCAGTCTAGGCGAAGCTTGCGAGTTGTCAAAGAAATCTTTGAGAATGTAGCAGCAGCGTTAGAGAAGTTTCCAACGTTTGCGCCTGAAGTATCATATCCTGTGTAATCACGAGGATTTTCTTCTGAAGCGACTGTCATAATTCTCTGACCGACTGATACACGGTCAATTTCTGTTGTGTTTGAGCGCATACGAATAGTTCTTGCAGCCTTAGCAAGAATTGTAGCGTCCCACATGTAATCTAGGAAGCGATTAGCCTGATCTGGATAGAGGAGACCGTCACCGCTGAGGGTTGATGTATCTGTTGATGCATTAACGCCAGCTGAACCAAGATTTGTTGTATCAATTACTTTTTGTAGAAGTTCATTACTCATTGTTTTATTTCACCACCTTATTTTATCTTATTTAGTTAAGCTATTAACACCGAGGAAGTGTCCTTGCCATATACTTGTTTTTTGTATCTTACTTACACCAGCTGATCCGTCAAGATCGCTGGACTTCTTAACTGCCGTTGCAGATTCAAAATTCTTGAGTTGATGATCAACATACTCAATCTTTCCGAACATATCTGTAACTGACTTACTCAAGGTTTCGTACTTTTCTACTAGATCAGCATTTGCTTTTTGAATATCCTCATAATTCTTAGACAAACGCGCCATCTCTGCTCTTGTTTCATTGACAATGTTGTACATGTCTTGAACTGTTGCAGCTTGTGTAGCATAGTTCTTTTCAATAGACTCACCAAAGAAGGTCTTAAGGTCTGTGACCATCTTTTCAAAATCAAGGGTATCCTCTACTTCTGAAATAGATACGGCTTTCTCAATTGTTTCACCAGCATCAACTGCTGCTACTTCTTCAATTACCGCAACTTCTTCGGCTGGAGTTTCAACAGTTGTAGCTTCTGCTACCTCTGCAGTTGTATCTTCTGCCATTTTGTTACCTCCTTCGTTGAGCGAAATATCATCACTCTTTTTAAGCCCGTCATTAAACGTGACTTTCTTTTTTTCATTTTGATCAGGATAAAGATTAATTGAAGCATTGCTATCAATTACATTACCTGCCAAACCTGGAGCTGCTGTCTCCGTTGCTTCGTGTGCTGATGTTGGTGCATCATCTTTCTTAAAATAAGAATCAATTACTTTTTCAATTGCTTCAAATTTTTCTGAATCTGTTTGTTCAACCCAACCAATGTTTGACATTGGCTCTTCGCATACAACACAATTTTTTGTTGTAGATGTTGTTGTTGAAGCAACTTCATCTTGCTTACACCAAAAAACATTTTCTAAAATAACTTCTGCAACCATTCCTTTTAGCATTGTGCTTCCATCAAGATTTTTTTCAATAGAGAAAAAGTTTGCAAGTTGATTTGCTGGTGAATCTACAAGACTTAATTCATGCAATTCATAGTCATGAATAACACGACGATCTTGACCTGATCCATCATCAGCTTTTTCCATTTTTGCATCATTGATGTTTCCGCCAATTGAGAAACCACCGTAGGTTCCATCTAAGCACTTCTCCCATGCATCTTGTGCACCCTTTGAGATATATGCTGTTACATAAATTCCATTATATTTCTTTTTTGTTTCTGGATCAAAAAAAGAATCTTCTTTAAAATTAACCATCTTGCCAACAGCTGTTGGACCATGCATCTCGCGGATATTACCGCGAAAATTATCAAATGCTTTTTTGCTTGCTGCAGCTGTAACGATATCGCCGTGGCGATCAACATTGTCTAGGGACGCAAAACCAGAGACTGTTCTCTTCTCCTTATTAACCTTTGTAATAGGGAAGTGAAGAGCCATTGAGGATTCACTGTTTTGCCAATACGTTTTTTTAATGTCCATATGTAAATAAATAATACCAATATTTATGATTAATACATAATTTAACTGATATTATTTTCCTCCTTTGGTATAACCTTTACATTTTGAAACTGTTGATTTTGAGGGTTTCCAGGAATTGTGAATTGTGGTGGCACCCCTTTATCCCCGTCATTTATATTGTTAACATAGGGGGTTTCTATATGAGATTGAGGCATAACATTTGGTGATGCTGTTGAATTGTGAGAAACTAGTCCACCCGTTATAAAACCACCGAATGTATACCATAATGTAGCTGCATCATGCGCAAATCCACGGCAAGCCCATGGGATACCCGCCGAGACCATTGCTATAGCAAGCTGTTTTGCATCTCCTACATTAAACTTAAAATGATGTTTTAATTTCATAATGATCCCTTTAAAGTATCATAAACTATTTGAGGAACTACCCCTGCTTTTACTATGATCCCCGCTTTTTTATCAAATATAACTAAAGCCGCCTCTGTTTGAGAATTCATGGTTCCCGTTGCATATTTAGCCACGAGCAATCCTTTTTTGACAAGAGCTTTTTGAACAGTTAATACAGCATCATTTGTTTGGCCTAGGGCAAATGAATTTGCAGTTGATGGAAATGGTGGGGCATAAAATGCTGTAGGGCTTGGTGTAGGTGTAGGTGCTGTGGTTGCAGATGTTCCTGTATGAGACATACCAAGTGCTCCTGCTACACCAGTTCCAACTGTTGCTACTGTTGCTGTTGCTTTTTTACTTGTAGCAATAGATTTTGTAGGTTGAACTGGTACTGGATATTTAGGTCTTACAATTGCCATAACATAAAGATATGGACGATGTTCTCTATAACATCCTCCACCGTTTGCAGCAGATTTTCCTGTTGAATCACTAGTATTAAAACCAATTGTAGTTAGTCCATCAGAACTTGCTGCTTCAACAATTTCTACGTGTTCGGCAACACCTGTTCCCCATGAAAAGAAAACAAGATCACCAGGTTGCGCTTGGTATTTATTTACAACTAATCCTTGACGTTGAAACCAATTTAACCCTGCAGGACAATATGCAAAACCTTTTGGAGTTTGTGCTGCAACAAGATTTGATAATCCAACTTGCGCAAAACACCAACTAACTCCCATTGCACAATAACTTGCATTTGGTATACCATACCAAATTCCATATGGATTTTCATTCATAGGTCCTTCAATAAAACCTATTTGACTACGTGCAACGTTTAATACATCAAGTGCCGTAGCCATTTTTAATTACCTTCTTGTGAGCCTTCGCCTTTTGCGTTCCTTGCCGTTCCCATTTTATCTGGAGCGTTTAAAGTTCTATTTTGATCACGTGTTTTATTTCCGCTGGCATCAGATGCAGCATCTTGTGCAGCTTTTGGATTAATAATTAAAACAGCATCTCCGCCAGCAAGTGGTGCAAGACCCTTACGTGCGCGAACTTCGTTAGGAACAATAACTTGATCTTTAAGATAACGGTCATCAATTCTAGATTGTGTCTCTTCATCTGTAAGTGCAAGTTCGTTAAACTGAAGCTTAAATGCATCAGTAAATTCTTTTACAATAAGATTAATTTTAAATTCAAGCTCTTCTTGTCTTGGACGACATACCTGCTCTTTAAATGTCTTATCTGCATCTTTAGCATTTGCCAATGACACACCTTGTGGCATACCTATCTTTGATACTGGAACACGGTGAGCAATAAGAATACGGTCTCTGTTTTCTACAGCATAGTTCTTGAATGAAGAATCTTGAACTCCCGCTTCAATTGGATCCATCTTAAACTCAACACGAGCATTATCACCATCTGATGGAAGGGGAATATAAAGAGTTCTATGGTTTCTGCCTTTAAGTCCTGTTTGAAAGAATTCAAGCAATTTGCGCTCTGAATCAGCGGTAAGCTTTGCGCCTTTTACTGTAATAATATATCTAGGGACAGCTTTGTTTTCAAAGTAATCTAGATTAAAGCGTTGAGCAAATTCATCACCAGCAAGGGCGTTCTTTGCAGAAAGAATATCTGGAATACCATAGTATGTATTTGATGGAGTAAAAATTTTAAAGTGAATAACTTCATTTGGTTGTGGATCTGTTCCAATCTGGTCTGGTGTTTCTGTATCCCCAAAATTTCTAAAGAATGTGTATCGGTTATAAACAACTTGCACAAAACCATCACGGTGACGACGAATACGCATTGTAGTTGTTGGAATATGACCAATATAGCCAATCTTTCCAGTTGATGTGCGACCTATTTCAAGATAAGCATTTCCAGTTGACTCCAGGTCAATGTAGAGCTTTTTCATTGTTTCAATAAATGAATCATCTGAGTTTAATGATTCAATATAGTCACGAAGTTCTTCTTTTGCCTGTTCAATTTTGCCACGCAACTTGTCAAGTTTTTTTGGAGTATCCATTACTGCTTCAATTTGCTGCGTAGTCTTCCATGTGTTTTCAAATCTATATCCCAGCCCAACAACGTTGGCAGCTTTAGCATTTACGGCTGAGTGGTGGTATGGAGAAACATCATAAAGTTGTGCCAAGTAAAGCACGTTATATGGTGGTTGAACAATTTGAAATAGTGAATATCCTGTTAGGTCTAATGGGTCAAGTTTCTTTGACTTTGCATCGCCAACACCAGTAAATGACTTTTCAATTCTATTTGCTCTGCGTCTAAAATTATCGCTAAGCCCTTCAACCTTTTTAATGTCATCCCATGTTTTATTAAATGGATCATCAAAAGTTTCTTCTGAATTTGTAATTAACTGGTAGTCTCTGTCTGATCTAATTTGAACTGTATCGTTCTCATCGTCATCAACAACTGTAGCTTTATGCGAGTCCAAGTTCTCTAGCCTCCTTGATATATTCCATCATGGCAGGTAGATCTTGTGGATCTGGGACCATTCCCAAAGCTGCCCGTGATTTTTGTTCTTCTAACTCTTCATCTGAAACTGGTCTATGACCAGCAAAAAATATTGGGTGTCCTTCTTCAAGACCGTAGTATTTAGCTAATTCTTTTAGCTTTTTAATCTGACGAATATCCCCACGCATTGATTGAACGGACATATATGCCCCTTCTTCATCTCTAACCACGGAATCGTCTGGCATCTGCCAAACGTATATTCCCCAGTTTGCTTCATCTATCGGAGTTACTTTCATTTTTCCCATATGCTTATAATACCATTCTATGACGTTAATTCGTAAATATCGTACACGCTACAACCATTTTTACTAAAATGTGAATGCTTTAATACACTCTTTTTCATTTTTTTGAAGTCTTTCGTTGCTTGGGTCCATTTCCAGAGCTTTTTGTGAATACTCTAATGCCTTTTGATTTAACCCCAAATTAAAGGCTGCAACGCATCCATAGTCGTATGCAGCATATCCCCAAGCATAATCCTCACATAAATAGTCTAGAGGCTTCTCGGAGGTTTCTATGGCTTTTTCTGAGTACTCTAGGCATGACTTCCACATTTGATGATGATAATAAAGCTCTGCAAGATCCACTAGGGTCTCCCGCCTTTCAGGACTTTCTTCCAAAGCTGCCTTTAAAATCTTTTCTTTTTCGGTAAAAGTTTCTGATAGTTTTGCTAAATATCTTAAAGATGCAGCTCTTTCTGGTTTCCAAATTGCACTGGGCAAAATTAAATGTCTAACAAATTCTTCTTTTGCTTTATCATAAATTCCATAAAAATAAAGCTCTCTTGCATAATAAAAAGCAATTCTGTCGTTGTAAGGATCTTCTACGGCTGCATGAGATAAAAGCGATAGATATTGACCTCTAGATTTATTATTATCTGGGTGATGTTCAATTATTAAGCCAGACACTACTTGCTTTGATTCTATACGGTCTGCATATAGTGTTTCATGAACTGGGTGCTTCCACCTATACCCGTTTCTTGCATGTATTTTATCTCCATGAAAAACTGTTCCTGGAGATCCATCTTCATTCCAATTCCACACGTAGTTATATCTAATTTGTGTTGCACCTTGCTCAAAAGCTTTTTCTATCTCTTGTCTCCAACCAGGAAGCAATACCTCATCCATGTCTAAGGAGACGCAAATATCAATATCATGAGGTAGTACCGCTAAAGCAGCATTACGTGCGTCATCAAATCTCCAGGGTTTAATCGTAATTGGAACAACTCTAATGCCCAAAGATATAGCTTTTGCAACAGTTGAATCTTGGGATCCCGTGTCCGCTATAAGCAAGTAATCTGCTTCTTTTGCAGACTCATACCATTTTTCAACAAATTGTTCTTCATTTAATGCAATTGTATAAACTGCTATTTTCACAATGCGTCCTCAAAAAAATCTGATAGCGTTTCTTTGTGTTCTTTTGGTTCAAAATCAACCCAGGATAAGTGAGCCCTGATTTCATTTTCTGATAATTTTTTAGGGAAAAGAGCAAGGTCAAAAACATTATCAACTATAAAATGCTCTCCTACATCACTAAAAAGAAATGAATCTGGCAGTGTAACCTTTTCTCCTGGGACTCCATTTACATAAACCTGCATAGTTCTTTGATCATAAACGCAGCAGACGTTTGTTCTATTATCTGACAATTCAATTGTTTTAAAAGCAGTGTAATTATCTATCTCAAAATAAAAACAATTTTCTTTTAAAAATATTCTGACTACTTGACCGCCTGCAGCACCCTCCATAACAATAAATGATTTTTTTTCACTTTTTGTGTCCAACCAAAACTCTACTGTAAAAGTACAATTTTCAAAGCCCATATCAAAAAATGAATAAACATTTTTAATCATTGCGCCATGCTCGTGCTTTCTAGCTGGGAACACGTTAAGTATGCGATTATAATAGTCTTCATTTTCTAAACGCCAATAACCAGCAGGGTAATCTAAAATTACCCTAGACATTAAACCATCCATTATTTTAACTTCCTACGTATTTTGTATATGAAAGACCTATTGTTGTTCCCGCCGAAACTGTAGTGTTTGGGGCAATAGATTGAATTTGAACAATTTGATCAAATGATTGTTTAATTGTTGGAATATAAGGCAACAAAGTAACAGTTAAGTTTGCAGCAGAAAGTGTTGCTGTAGCAGTTGTTAAAGATTCTCCGATAACGTATGGAACGACTGTACTATTTGCAAGATATTGATATGTTAATAAAAGAACAGAATTGGTTGGTTGATTACCAGCTGGAGGAGTTTGAGCAAAAACATAACCTCCCTGAGCATTATATTGTTGATATACTGGGTTATTTGTAATCTGATATTGGAAAGAGTAATTTAATCCAATCGCGCCAAGTTGAACTATTGCTTGGTTTGCGGACTGATTTGTTACATTTGGGATTGAATTATAATTAATAACATTTGACGGAGGGGTATATGGCAATTCATTAGGACTAATCTCTCCAATTACATTTTGATATGGATTTGTTGAATACCCACCATAATGACCAACTTTACTAACATTTACACCGATCACATTTAAAATTGGGATTGTTATTGTGGCAAGCGTTGTTGGGCTATAAGTACCTAATCTACCAACCCTATTTACACCCATTATGTGAACCGTTTCCTTTCCCAATAGTTATCTTTATAAACATTTAAAAAAGATGAGTTAATTGTTTGTGCTTCTTTTTCAAATCTTTCTGCTGGCTCATCAAAAATTTCATGAGACCATTCTTCTCTTTTAAATGGCATTACCAATGCTATTGGAGTACCTTTTTTTATAATGCCTTGATATCCTTTTTTTAACTCAAAAGGCAAAGCACCCGCTGCAAGAAGGTTATCTGAATCTACAATACCAGGTAAGGTATAAAATGGCAAGTCTTGCCTATGATGTGGATGTGTTACTAATATGCTGTAACCTGGCGGGGTTTCTATCATATAAGATGGCAGCCACCTTAATGATTCTTTAATATAATTATCACTTTTTGGATAAGACCCCATTTGATCTTTGGTATGAATTGATATTAAATCTAAAGTTGGGTTTCTCCATTTGTAAACTACATTTTCACCCGTTGTATCAAAATATATGTCTACTGGAGATAATAAATAGTAGCCAGAAGACAGTGTATCAAAAATACTTATGCATTTCTTTGCAGTAACATGTTGATTATGCCCACCACCGTTTTCTTCTGGGCCAGAAAATAAATTTTTATTATTATTTATATATACAGACATTTCTTTATACCAGTCTGGTAACATTTTTTCAGCTGGTATTGGAGGTGGAGCAAATAAAGACATTTGGTGTGTTAATGGATAAAATTTTATCTTATTCACATATTCCTCATGCTTCCGCCTTTAAGCATTTCTTGATAAAACCCATAAGGTTTTGTAAAAAACCAATGGTCTGGCTCGGCGTAGTGCAAGAATGTCATTTCAACAATATTATTTTCTTTATCTGGAAATTCATCTCTCCAGTGCAATTGGTCTTCCCCATAAAAACAAAGAGCTTCATTTGGCTTAAGAGAATAGCCAACATTTTCAACAAATAATGGCCAATCTGTTATTGACGATACACATACATCAAGTGTGTAGGTGCAAGCATTTGAATCTCTGTGTCTATGAAGGTTTGATCTATACCCTTGATATCTTGAAAACAAACCATATGTTGGTAGCAAAGTTTTACTTTTAAAAACTTCTCTTGCAGCTTCTAGACCTTCATTTAACATTCTTTCTACAACAAAATTTGCAGCTTGTGGTTTTAAAAGGTACCTGCCAAAATTTCTTTGATAATCAAAGTCTTCTTTTGTTATAGACGCAACATCTTGTAATACTTCCGACCAAAATGTTTCATTAAACAAATTTGATTTAATAACTGGCTCATTAACTTGTGGTCTTGTGCCCATAAACTCCATAGGTGCTATATACTCATAGTTCATAGCTTATCTATCCAATTTACTATTGCATATTTTGTTCCAGACTTTACTGGGTGAGCAATATGCTGATAAATATAATTTGAAGGAAAAAATATCATAGAGTTAGCTGGTGGCTTTAAATTATAATCAAAGTGTGGGAATTCTATGTTTCCACCTTCATAATCATCATTTAAATACATCACAAAAGAAACTAATCTATTAAGTCCCCGACCATCATCTGCATGTTGCTTATATTCTTGACCTTCTTGATACCTTAAAGCAATCATTGAAGTTGGAATTTCTTGTGTTTCTGGATTATATTTTTCTTTATAAGTATTAAGACCTTGACTTACTTTTTCTATAATACCTAGGCATGTGGTGCCTGCTTTATTCATATAATGGTTTGAAGTATTTTGCCAAGAAGAATCTAGGATTAAATTAGAATTTGTTCTGCCTTCAGAGACAGTTAAATCTTCTTTTTTTGCCCCAGTGATGGCTCTTTTCCAAAATACAACCTTTGCTGGATCAGTAGTGATTTCTTCAATATCAGATATTACTTTGTTATAATCATCCCAAACGTCTGTAAATAACATTATGCCTGGGGCTACAATGCTTGAATTCATATTTTTCCTTACTATTTGTTGTGAACTAAAATATTGTTTGCAAAGAACATGTCATAAGGTGAAGTTTGAATAATTTTAACATTAAACAAAACATCTCCATTTAACTTAATGTCTGTAATTGGTACCCAGTCCTTTAACTCTGAGTCAAATATGTGATCTCCAATTACTAGACCTTGAGCCCTTGTATAATAATATTTTCCATCTTGTATATCTTTTGTTATAAAAGGCTGAGTTGCCGTTGTTTTAATTTTACCATTAAAAATGTACTGAGCTTGATCTTCATACTCCCACATTTGAACAACAGTTGTTTCTACAATTTCTTCAAACGTTAAAGTATCTGAACTCCAAGTATCAATAATTAAATTGGCATTTGGATCATTTGGATCAATTTCTGCAAATTTAACAGACATAACAACATCACCAACTTTAAGGTCTTTTATCGGAACATATCCATTTGGTGTATTGATTGGAGTATCAATATCTAGGCAATAGCCTCCTGGATTTTGAGCAGTTGGAGGTGGCCCAGGATTACTACCGTAGTAGTAGTTTGACCAAGGTGCGTTTGGCGGACCGCTTGGCGGTGCTGTTGGCGGTGCTGTTGGCGGACCGCTTGGCGGTGCTGTTGGCGGTGCTGATGAATACGGTGCTGTTGGCGGACCGTATCCGCTAGGTGGACCTGAAGGAGGACCGCTAGGTGGACCTGAAGGAGGACCGCTAGGTGGGCCTGAAGGCGGTGCTTGAACTTGCAGCGATGCAATAGTAGCTGTTACGGCGGGGAGCACTGGAACTGAACCATTATAAATCTGAACACTTACAGTTTGTCCTGCATAATTTGTTACGTTAATATTAGCATTTGTTCCTGGATTTGGGGACAAATTAACACCATTAATAGCAACGTTAGTAATTGATTCAATAAATGTACCATTAATTGTAACATATGCATTTGATGTTGTGCTTGATGTTGAATATGTTCCAGTAACTGAAGATTGTTGACTTGGTGATTGCCCACCACCACCACCTCCGCCTGACGGAGAATTTGAATAACCAGTAATACTTACAGTTCCACTATTTGAATAACCATTTTCTTGTGCATATACACTCAAATATGAACTTCCGCCCAGTGAAAGTCCAGTTACTGATATGTTTGCACCACTGATAGCTGCTGAACCTGAGGTTGCTGTTACAATGTAAGTTTGATTTGGATCATAGTTTGTAATTGATAAAGTAAAACCACTGTTATTTGAAGTTGGAGATGATAATACTGGTGTAGGCAAAACTGCAACATAAGAATAATATGCATAGCCAATAGCAGTTCCCGCTGTTGCTTGAGATCCCGCTGCGTGGTCTTGAGATGTAATAATTTGATCGTTTGCTTGATTTGATGTCAATATTGCATTTAATGCTGTTCCATTAAGTCCCGCTGCGGTAAGCAATGTAATTGCATTAGCAATAGTTTGACCAACAATATTGGGGACAGTTACTGATCCACTTACATATTTGTAAAGAGTTAAAACAACAGCATTTGTTGTTTGGTTACCTGCAGGAGGGGTTTGAGAATAAACATATCCACCTTGCGATGCATATTGCTGGTATGTAGAATTTGTAGTTATTTGATTTACTGTTGTGTAAGATATGTTTGCTTGAGTTAATGCAACAATTGCCTGATTATAACTTAAACCTTGAACTTGTGGAATTGCATATGTATAAACTATATTAGATGGAGGAACATATGCAGCTTGATTTGATGATATTTTACCGAATCTGTTGCCAAAAAAGTTGACTAAATAGCCTGCGTAATGCCCAATTTTAGATACTGCCACTTCACTGCACCAATACTCCAGATATTGAGACATTAATAAAGCTATTTACGTTGGCATAACCATAAATAGATTCTCCAGGGTTAGCCACCTGAGACATGTCTAGAATAACGGTTGTATTACCGTCAATTTGAATATCACCTAAGATTTTATATTGGTCTGCATATGAAGATCCGTTTGGAACCAGCCACATGCTAAAAGAAAGCAAACCATTTGAAATATTACTAATTAAAACTTCCTTCATAATTGCAGTAGAAGGAAAAGTATATAGTGGTGTTGGTGTTGCAGTTAATAGGGTAGGACCCACAAATCTAGTTGGAGCGTATGCCATTTTTTATCCTTTTATGGTAGTGGAACTGCCCATTTAGCGATAAGGCTTTGTTCAATAATATTATACACTGAAGATGACAAAGGCGCATTATAGAACAACATTTCTCCTACTGAGAATTGTCCATAAGTTGAGCCATATCTTCCGAGTGCCTGTCCAGTCATACTTGAAAGTGAACCGCTAGACACACCTACACCGACGTCTACTCCATTTCTACGGATACGCTTTGAGTTATCTGCTGTGTTGTAAACAAGGGTATAAACTTCTGCAACACCAGCGTTAGCATTTGTTACAATTGCTGCTGTATCATCGTTTCCAAATCCAAAACGGTATGTGTTACCTGAAAGATATCCTGTATAAAAGTTTGAGCGGGTATTTGAAGATGTTCCACCAATTACATATGAATTAGATGAAAGAGCTGTTTTAGTAGCAACAATAAATACCGTAAAAGATGTTCCTGCAATAAAGCCCATTGTTTGATCTGAAAATGTCATAAATTGAGATGAGCCAGAAAAGGAAACTGCTCCAAGTCCGCCAATTCCTGAAGATTGGTAAACTGGCTTATTTGCCTGAGTTCCTTGAACCAATGTTCTGACGTTATTTGTTCTATCTGTCCATTGAGAAACATAGTTGTTACCATCTCTTGATATAGTTGTTAATGCTGCTGCATCCCACCATGCCACCAAATTTTGACGGCTGTAACGTGGACGAGAAAATATAGAACGTTGATTATTTAGCATTTTTTACCTTTGCATCTGTATATGTGATAATTTTATCAAAATCATCTTGAGCTTTTTTATGATTTTTCTTTTCGTCTTCTGTCATATTGACAACTTCAACACTATACCATACGCCATCTTTTTCATATGGTTCGCATGCAACTAAATGTTGTTTTTCTGAATCATGATCTAGGGTTGGTGTAACCAAGAATGCATTATTTGCCTTTAAGTAATCTTCTGTTGGAATCCCGTCAGGAAAGCTGACATTAGGAAACAGCTCTGCAGATGTTCCATCTTTTACTACTTCATTGTTTTTATCAACAATAACATAATGCATTTTTTACCCCTTATACGTATAGATCTGAATATGCGTATCCGCCATATACTGTAGTTCCACCATTTCTTGTGTAGAAATTTAGAACTGTTGTATTGGTTGATAGTACTGGTGGGGTATTTGAAGCTCCACCGCCGTCCCATTTAACTGAAGCAGGCCATGTAATTGTATAAGCGTTTCCGCCCTTAACTTCTACTTGCCAGAACTGAGCAGAGTTTGTTGTTTGTGAAATATTTGCAAATGCAACTGTCATGTTTCCGCCAGCTGTGAAGCTGTAGATGTTTGAAAGCGACAGGTCAATTGTTGCTGTACCCGCTGCTGCAATTGTTCCCAATGCAGTGTACTGCGATGGGATGTTGAAATATGTATAACCTTGACCATTGATTGGTGCCTGCAAATATGTGTATGTCCATAATGCTGGTGTCACTGGTTGAGGTGAACTTGTAATTGGCATTTTTTATCTCCTAATTTTTATTTATTTACTTAAATTTTACTGCTTAACGTAATATGTAAGAACAATTACTCCAGAACCACCTGTGCCAGAAGAACTGTTCTGTCCTCCTCCACCGCCTGAGCCAGTTCCGTTATTTGCGTTAACGCTTGGTGAACCTATGTTATATGAGTAACCTATTCCGCCACCGTTAGAGCCACCTGCACCTGCTGCAACACCTGATCCTCCGCCACCGCCTGCAAGACCATAAAGCCCTTCTCCGCCAAGGCCACCTTGGCCGTCGTACTGGCCTGAACCTGTAGCAGCACCTGAGCCACCACAAGAAGATCCTTCTGAACTAATCTTAGAAGTTCCTCCTACAAAGCCACCATATGTACCTTGCCAAAATTGCCAAGCGTTGTACCCTGCTCCGTTAGCTCCTCCGCCACCGCCTGCGCATGACCAAGATGTAATCCAGTTACCGCCTCCGCCTCCGCTTGAACCATAACCAGTAATGTTTTGAGCACCTGCACCGCAGGATCCACCATTACCTTGACGACCAGCTTGTGCGTATGCACCTCCACCGCCTCCGCCGTAAGCTACAATATAAAATGAATCTCCTGAGGATCCAAATGATGAGTTACCACCATTTCCGCCATTTGTATTTGAGTTGCCACCTATAGCACCGCCTCCGCCTCCAATAGAGAACGGGATAGATGCTGTTCCATTGTTTGCGTATGCGCTTGTATCTACAATTCTTCTTACGAGTTGTCCTGCGCCTCCACCGCCACCGCAATAAGCGTTAGAGTTACCTCCACCGCCACCTCCGCCACCACCGACAACTGTAACGTCAATATATGGTGCACATGAAGCTGGTTTTGTCCAAGAAGATCCGCTAGTAAGCGTAACAGTTTTTTGAACATAAGTTGTGGTTGGTGTTGCAGCTGCAATAGATGCAGATAAAAGTGAAGCAAATGGTTGTGCTTGAGCAGCTACTGCTGCAGTTGTTGCTGTATCAAGTCCAGGTACAAAAATTTGATTAATTGTGCCATAAGTTGTCATTAGTTAGTTCCTCCTGAAACAGCTGATGTTGCTGTTGTATTTGGTGCATCAACAGTTGGTGCCATAGCAGTTGCTGGTGCGTAAACTGTTCCATTTGCTTGTGCAATAATAGACTGTACTTCATCAAATGTTGGAATTGTTTCTGCTGCAGGTGCGTTTGGATCTGGGAAGTGAGTTACAGCAGCTGGGACTGGGGGAGCAGTAAATTCTTTAGTTTTTGCATCATAAGTCCATAGAACAGAAGGTCTTGGAGACATATCTGTAACATCAATAATTGTAAGATCTACCCAATCTGGGTGTGATTTTACCCATTCTTCATCATGACAAACTATAATATTGCCAACGATTCCATCTGGGGTAATTAAAGCAAATTCCCTAAACGTATCAAGCATTGGAATACCATTAGAAAAATCTTGTGTGTTTGTATCTGTTGACATTATTTAGCTCCTTTAATTTTTGCCAGGGCTGCTTCATAATCCGCAAGCATTTTTTCATGTTCAATCATAAGTTGTGTTTTAGGTTCTGGTTCTGGAGCAATAAACTTGCTTCCATCATATGACCAGCCTACAGATGGATAATTTGGAAATTCTAGATCTGTGATATTAACATGTGTATGATTTAGATAATCTGGATGAGTTTTAAAATCATCCTCTGTATTACCAATTACAATATTTTCTACAATATTTTTTTCATCAATAAGAGCAATTTTTAACATTTATTATGCCACCTTCATCCAATAATAAATTATGCAAACACCTGAACCACCGCTGCAGGTTCCTTGTGCGCCCATGTAGCCGCCACCGCCACCGCCACCAGTTCCGTTTGCTCCTGGGTAACCAGTGTTTGTAATAGTGTTATCTCCACCCATTCCACCACCAGCAGAACCGCCACCTGGGCCAGCTCCACCGCCACCGCCACCGCCTGCAAGTCCCATTAATCCTGGACCACCACGACCACCGTCACCTAAATTAGATGTCCAAGAGTTACAGATACCTGCTCCTCCTGAAGAGCTTCCGTAGCCCCAAGCAAAGCCGCCTGAGTGACCACCGCCTGGAGTTCCGTTAGTTCCGTTAATTTGTGCATTACCGCCTGCGCCACCTGCGCCACCACCGCCACCGCCTGCTGAGTATTGGTAGCTGTAATAACCACCGCCACCACCACCAGAACCAGAGCCGTAAATTGTATTATAAGTTGGATCACAATAACCATAGTTACCGTTGTTTCCTTGGTTTTGCTGGTAGCCACCGCCACCGCCACCATATGAAACTAGATAAAACGCTTGCCCAGAAACACCGAATGATGAGTTTCCGCCATTGTTTCCATTAGCTTGTGAACCTGGTGCGGATCCGCCACCACCAACTCCAATTGAAATACCTTGACCTGGAGAAATTGAAGAAATATCAACATATCTATCAAGAAGTTGACCTGCTCCTCCACCACCAGAACCAGCGTAAGATGTTGATCCTGTACCGCCAGAACCGCCACCACCAACCAAAACAACTCTTACTGTGCTTGCGCTGCCTGTTGGGCGAGTCCATGTTCCAGAGCCGTAGAAACGGGTTTCCATTGGAATGTACGCGCCACCAAAAACAGTTGAAAGTGCATTGTTAATATAAGAAGGTGTAAAAACCTGACTTAATCCCACTGTTGCTGCATTTTGAAGTGTTGTTGTTAGTCCTGGTAGGTAGACATTTCCACCTGTAGCTGATATTGCCATTGTATTTCTCCCTTAATTTAAAATCATGAAGATGTTACTTTAACACCTGAAATAAACATTGTTACTGCGTTTGCAGCAGATGCTGCAAGGTTGATAACATCACCAGTGTTCATAACTAGCTTAGCATCTAGTACGGTCAAAGACTGTGGTGGGATGCTTAACTGGTAAGCAAGATATGTTCCTGCTATCTGGATTGTAAATGTTTGTGCAGCTGATGTAATGTTCATTACGCTGATTGATGTAAGAACGTCTGTCTCTGCAGATGGTGTTGTATACACTGCTGTAGATGCTAGTGGCAGGGTACCTGCGTAGAATCTCTGTGGTAGACTTGTAATTGTTGCCATGTTAGAATGCTCCCATATTTGAATTAATTACGTAATTATTAATAGCGGTTTGAATCGCTGATTGTCCCGCGGTTACTGCTGTTCCAATAGCTGCGACTTGAGTCGCTGCTGCTGAGTTAATTGATGTTACTCCACCTGATGTTGCATTGGAAATATTTGCGAGTTGGGTGTTTGTTGCAGCAACAACGTCGTTTACCCCAAGAAGATTTCCCATTGATTCAAGTGCTTTTGCCAAAAATACCAAATCCTGTGCTGCCAATGTGGCTGAGCTTAGGTTATTTACCTGATTTTGAAAAATGGTAATTTGACTTTGTAGGGTTGCGTAGTTTGCCATTTGTTATTCACCTCTCGTATAGTATAGCATAACTGTTTATAAATCAGTTATTGTTTCCACTTGTATTTGTTGCATTTAGTACTGGCCCAGTGGCGAATGGTGGAGGCACCATACCTCCTGGATTGTGGTTTATTGAAGGATCAACTTCTGGTGGAGTTGGCCAATCAATATTGTGATCTGTAATTGTTGTTGGAAGATCTCTAAGTGCCTGGCGATAATCTTGCCATGCTTTCTTTTTATCTGCATCCATCGGAGCAGTTTCTACCCAGTCTGTTGAATTAAGAAGCACTTTTCTATGATTTCTTGCATGTGTAAGTGCTGCAGCAGTTGTTACTTCTGTCCACCATTGAACATGCTCACCATCAGTCATGTGTCTTGGAGAATTAGTTTTTTCATCCAAAATCATATGTTTTCCTTCTACAAAATAATCATCAACTTCATGCCAAACAGAACCATCTGACGCATTATCTGTTGGAGTTTCAACAGCTTGTCTTGTTTCAATTTGAATTTGTGAATCTGGATGAAATCTAGCATATTTTTTTAATTGAAGTGGTTCTGGAAGAGGTTTTGCATTTGCAACGTCAACAGAAATCTCTAAAGCATCTGGGTTTGTTAAAAAATCTTGTACTTGATCTGCTGTAATATCGTTAGCCATTATCTATCTCCATATAAGGTTGCTGCTCTATTCCATACAGAATACGAGTCAATAGTGCTTGTATAATTGTTATTTGTAATATCATCATATGTCCATGCTGCCATAGTCATACGCATATCTGGTCCGATCCAATAGTTTGGAGGGAATGTTCCTTGCATATTGTAATAAGAAGTATTTTCATCCCAAAGATAAGTGTTGTATCCACTAGTCCAATAATAAAATGTATTACACATTAACACTGCTGCCGTTGTTTGTGCTGGAAGAGTAAATGTTCCAGATATACCGTAGTTTGAGTTTGTACTTCCAGTATATGTTGCCAAGTTAGTCCAGTTTACCGTAGTTGCTGTTGAATATTTATTTGTATTTGGAATTCCAACTTGCATACCACCGCCATCATAACCAGAACACCAATATGAGCTTTGAAGAGCCCAAACTGAAACGTTAATTGATGATGTTGGGTGATAATTTCTAACAAACATAACGCGAGAACCAAATGGGCCATAGCATGTATTTTGAGGATATGTGTGAAGCATCTTGTGACTTGCACCAGTTTGGTTATTTGTTCCCCAATCTAGTTGCTTACGTGTTCCCGCCCACGTTTTCATATTTTCATTTTGATGACGATATCCACCAAGTGCATACCAAAATGCTCTTTCAGCATCCCATGGCTGAGTTCCTGTAAGATATGTATAAAAGTTTGTCCAATCATCCGAGTTATTCCATGAATAGTTACCCATAGCTGAGTTACCGCGATTATTTACTGAATAAATTGATGGTACTGCATATGGAAGACGAGATGCATCAGAAACTTCTTTAATAAGATTGTCAGTTCCAGTTGTCACGCCGAGTGAAGCTGCGCTAATTCCAAGTCCAGATGCCGTTACGTTTGCTGCTGATTGCAACTCAGCAAGAGTAATTCCTTGAGTTTGAAAGTTTAAATCATTTAAATTAGGCATTAGATCTTTCTCCATCCATATGTTGAATTGTAATACACAAGGGTAACTGATCCGCCATTGATATTAAATACCAATGGATTTGAAGAACCCATGATTGGTTGACCATTACCCGCAATGCTAAAATTAGTTGATGCTGAAGTTCCTGTTGCATCAACAATCTGAACTTGATAACCTTGTCCTGGGTTAAGAGGTAAAGTTACTACTAATCCAGCTGCTGGAACAACTAACAATCTATCATTATTAACTGCATTATAATTTTGAGTAATTTGTTTCCAAGCTGTTGGCACGGTTGAAATAGAGTTTTGAATAGAGTTAAGTTGTGTAGTTACTGAACTATATTGAGCAGAGTTGGTTGCAATAAAGTTATTGGCATTTGCCATCTGATTTTGCAATGTTGAAATTTGACTTGTTTGTGTTGCAATAATTGAACCATTTGCAGATGCATTTACAGTTGAAACTCCCGCTGCTGCTGCAGCGTTAATTGCAGATATTTGAATTGTTGTAGCGTTATAAATATCAATAACACCAAGTGCTTGACCGATGGTATTTAAACCATTTCCAAGCACTCCAAGATCAGTTGCAGAAAGTCTGCTATTTGTCATCAAGCTTGTTGAAGCAAGCTGGAATAAGTTAATTTGGCTTCCGAGTATATTTGCTGTGGCTGATGGTGTTGGCATTTTTTAGGCCTGCGCTTCAATCCAAGAAAGAATTGCTGATACGTTAGCAGCTGTTCCACCAATGTTGGTTGCAACAATTGTTAAGATATCTGGACCGTTAGGGAATCCTGGGTTAGTAGCATTTCCGTCACCATTCATATAACCGTTTCCAAGGTTTCTAACTTTTGTCAAGTCAAATGTGGTTGTGTTATAAGCGGTACCACCAGAACCACCCGCGTTATCGGTGTATAGTGAGAATACAACGTCTCCGCCTGAAACTGTGTTAGTTGGTGATGCAACCGTTGTACCCAAAGTACCTGTTCCATCGTGATAAATAATTTGAGATAATGATCCAGAACCAACCTTGTTAAGCAACCAGTCTCCTGGAATATTAACGCCGTTAAGTGATTGTGGATTCAAAATACCTTGAATCAAGAACTGTCCTTGAGCAAGAATTTGCAGAGAATACAAGTTTAGCTGCATGTTATTTGCAAGTTCACGAACACCGAAGTTACGTCCTACACCATTGTCTACCGAAGGTGCTACGCGAATTGAAAGTAGCGGACGGGAAATTAATGTGTTACCGAACGTTTGAGAAATAAATCCTGGGCTTGTTAAGTTAACAGAATTTTCAGTCAATGTGCTTGAGCCCATTGTATATGTAATTGTTGTTGAAGTAACTGAGCTAATGTTGAAGGTACCGTTATAAGGAGTATTTGCAAATGTTACAACCGCTGCCTGAGCATTTACAGATGTTAGAGGAATCGTTGCTGAAACCTTAGCATAAGAAATTGAGCTTGCGGTTGTTGCTGTAATTGTATATGTTCCATTAAATACTGTATCAACACCGCTTACTGTTACAGAGTTACCTGGAACAAGAGCGTGAGCAGTAGAGAATGTAAGTGTTGCTACGTTACCAGTTAACTGCTTTTGAGTAACTGTGTAAGTATAGTTAACACCAGTAATTGTTGCGTTGTAACCAGCTTGAATTGAGTGTGGTGCAGATGCTGTAATTGTTGCTACACCAGAAGCTGCTTGTCTTGATGTAATATTTGCAGTAACTGTACCAGATCCACCGACCTGTAAGTAACGTTGCATGTTAGCGGCAAACAAGAAGTTTTTATCGTTATCAAAACGACCATCCATGATAACAGATGATCCCCAGTGTGTCATGACTGGTGCACACTGTTGAGAAATTGTTTGTACTGAAACTTGGTTTGTTCCATTACCGCCTGGGATAGATGCATCTGGGTTATAGTTCCATAATACATAGCTACCACTTGTCTGATAAAGAGTTCCACCATAATAAACTGGTTGTTGAACACGACGAATAACTGTTACTGGATATCCTTGAGCAGTTTGATTAAATGCTCCTACCGATGTGTATTGACAAAGCTCAATGTTTGTACCATCATTAATTTTTAGATAACCAGATGATGGCCAGTTTAATGCGTTATCAACATACAAGGTTGTATCTGTTGAATATAAAGTTGAACCAAGTACACCAGTTGCTCCCGCCACAAGTCTTGCAGAAGAAAGTGGTTCGTTAATTGATTCATAACGAGCAGGCATGTTACCAGAACGCTGGTATGCTGCAACGTTTGTATTGTTTTGAGATGCTTCGTGACACCAAGTAATCTTTCCGTTAATTCCTCTAAAGCCGTAACGAATTGTACCTGCTCCGTACCATGAGTAATCAATATATGTCATTTGCATCTTTGATGGATCAAATACATAACCAGAAGGGCCTGTTCCATCCATCTTATCTAGGTTCCATGCTGTTTGTGGAACCTTTGAAACCTGTACTTTTCTAAAGTAAGTGTTTGCAGCTGATGGGCCACGGTAAGCTGGGTTAATATTTAAAGAGGTGTCAGAGTTAATTTGAGAAACAAGATATGTTTGTCCCTTAATAATAATTCTCTCGCCAACAACTATTTGCTTTCTAAATGCTGTTAGCGTTCCTGTAACAACGTTGCTATATTGAGTTGTTGAAATTGTTCCAAACAATTCTTTTGTTCCCCAACGACGGCAAGCATACATTTGTTGTCCATCATATTCAAAATAAAATCCGTCTTGTTCATTAAATAGGCCTGCACGTGTTGCTGCACCCTTCCAATAAACAACTGTTACATAAACGTTAATACCGCCTGGAACTTGGTCAATTGCATTAATTGGATTTGTAAAATTAATTGTAATTGTAAAGTTATTTACATCAATTATGCTAGAGACTTGGAATGTTCCATTATAGGGATTATAAGAACCTACACATTGAACGCCCTCAAGTTTTACATAAGCACCTGGTTGCAAATTGTGGTTTTGTACAGTTGTAATTGTAATAATATTTGAACCTGCAAAAGTAGTTTGAGCAATCATATATTGAACGTCAAAAGTAGGTGTAAACTTAGTACCAGTTGAGAACTGAATACCTTTACCTGCTTGATAACGGAAGTAACGACGGGTTTGACGAATAGTTTGTGCACCACAAACGTTAGATCCTGTTGAAAGAATAACTCCACCATCAAGAGGTCTATGTTCTACATAACCCTGAGAAGATACATAAATTGGTTGATTAAGAGTTGAAATTGGATTAAGAACTTGTGCATTTGTTAAGAAAGAAAATGCATTTGGAGTAGCAACTGTATCAACAAAATACGTTCCAGACAAACCATCGCCTGAAATTTGTGGCAAAAGGATTTCGGTTCCTGGGAAAATACCATGAGGTGTTGGAGTTGTTACTGTAATTCTTGATTGTGCTTGTGTATCAGATACTGCTGTCCATGTACCGTAGTTACCAGTTACGCCACCCATTAGGTTTGCATTATCAAAAACACCTCCACCGTAAATTGTGGTTAGTGTGCCTTCAATAAATGAACCACTTACAACACCTTTTGCAGTATATGTAAATGTTGTTGAGCTTGTTGGATAAACTAGGAATGTACCTTCACCGTTGTTATTCAATGTTTCTTGAACAGATACAACGTCGCCAGCATTAAGTCCGTGTGGAGTATTTGTTGTCACTGTAACTGTTGAACGAGGTGATGCACCATCTCCTACGATGGATGCAAGATCAAGTCCGTTACCACCTGTTGAACGTCCAAAGAAGTTAGGGTAATTTTGAATTAATGTAATTGCTTCCCATTTAGAAGGCTGTACACCATATTCAAAGTCTGTATCAATCAAAGATTCTGGAGTTGAAACTCTTTGCTTTCCCGTTGGATCAAGAAGCGTTGATTCTGGCATAGTTGTTTCCCAGACTTCGTCAACCATAATAGCAAGTTGATCTGATGAGCTGAGAGCAGAGCAAGAATAGTTAAGAACAATTGTTGTTGTTGCGTGAGCAGCATCGGTTGTGTATGTGCTTTGGTTATTAATTGTTTGCGGGGTATTAAGTGTTGTTGTCCAGGTGGCAGCTTTAAGGGTTGGATCTGACCAGCTATAAATAATAGTACCTGTTGTTGTATCTGTAATTAACAATACACGTTCTTGCTTAAGAACTGCTGGTACAACAATTGTATTTGTTGATGGTGTAAATGTGTAACCTTCTAGTGGAAATACTCTTCTTGCCATGTTTTATTCTCCCCTTACATTGCCAAAGCTGTTGATAGAATATAAGCAGCTTGCTGTTGTTCTGTTGCAAGTGTCTTATATTTTGGATAATAGATACCTAGATTTAGAATTTGGTCTACCGCCCAATAGTTGTACTGTGTTTGCAGTTGATTTACAACTACGTTTGATGTTGGTCCTGTTGGTCCAGTTGCACCAGTGGTACCTGTAGCACCTCTTGCACCCGCTGGTCCCATTATACTTCCTTGTAGTACCCAAGTCAAAGAACCTGAGCTATAAACATAATAGTTACCGTTGCTTAAATTTAAAAATCCGTCTCCATTAATCATTCCTGTAACTCCGTAAGTTACTGGATCTGTTTGAGCGGTTGTAATTATTGTTCCACGAGTACCAGCTGTTCCCGCTGTACCTTGTGGACCTGTTGGTCCTTGTGGGATGATGAAGTTAAGAACTGCATTGCCATATGTACCAGTATTTGTTACAGAGGCTGGATTTCCTGCTGTTGTTACGGTTGTTGTACCAATTGATACGCTACCTGCAGGACCCGTTGGTCCTGTTGGTCCTTGTGCTCCAGTTTGACCTGGACGTGAGCCAGCTACTACTACCCACGACGATCCATTCCAACGTTTTAATGACAATTACATCAACTCCTAATTTTAAATTATACCAGCAAACTGCTAAAAAGCTTTAAATTCCCATCCATCTTAATGCTTGTTCATTTCCTAGATTTGTATTGGTTGTAGCAACTGATTGTTCAATAACTACAGCTTGAGGTATTCTATTCCATTGCCCGTTTGCCGAATAATATGGATTTCCAGTATTTTGAACATATACAAACATTCCATCTGATGTTGAGGCGGGAGGCAAATTTGAATAACTTGAATATTGCGCAAAGTTTAAATTGCTATATGGAAAAGGATTATTGACATCTGAGTCATCAATCCAATATTGAACCTGTGTTGGATCTGGGGCAATACCAAATGTATCTGTAATTAATTGTCCTAAATTATCGGACAAGTTAACAAAATAATCTCCAACTGTTGGTGTTGTTGTTGGATCAACTACATCCGCTGGAATGATTGACAAACTTGAATCTGTTGTATCAGCCCAAAGTGTATTTAATCCATAATTTGATGATGGTGGTGTGTCTTGAATCACAACATATTCTGTATTGTCATATTGTGAACCGTCTAACCAAAGGTCACCAATTGCTGCAGTATTTGTTGGATCACCCGTTCCCACCCAAAACTCTGTTGGTGCGGGAATGGTATCTGTGGTGATAAAGTTTGAACCTCCACCACCACCAGATGAACCTGATCCTAAATCTTGCCAATAAGTTGTGTAACCACGAAATTTATTAGTGCTTGTATTAAAATAAACTTGTCCTGATTTTGCAACAGACGGGTCAGTAGGTAGATTAGCTACCTGAAGTGCTGTTAAAAAGGACTTTGCCATTTAATACTCCTTTAATTACCCAGTGATTACTACGTTATAAACTGTTCCGTTTGATGGGGCTGATGCAAATCCAATTGTTACTGTATTTGTATCAGTATGAACTACATCTGTTTCAACCTCTGACCATTGTAGGTCTGGAGAAGCTGATCCTTGATATACTGCAACAGTTACATCTCTTGAGCCAAAACCGTGTACAAGAGCAAAGCTTGTGAGTGTTCCATTTCCAGTAATTGCTGCTGTAAACTTTTGAACTCCGTAAGTTGTTGCTCCACCACTTACACCTGTTGCGGTTTGTGTAGATGTTCCACTTGCAAATGTAAGATTGTTGCTGGAGATTGTAAATCCAGTTCCAACATTTAGGCTTAAGCCATTTGAGCTAGTTGAAAGAGCACCAGCTGAGTTAAGTCTTAATTGAAGTGTTCCATTATTTACAGACAAACCAGATGCATTTGTTGATGCTGAGTTTGATGTGTCAGAAGATGTTCCAAGGTTTACAGATACTTGAAGACCTGTTACAGAAAGTCCAGCTCCTGCTGTAACTGTTCCAGAACCAGAGAACTGTGTAAAGTTAATTGGATCTGTACCAATTTTAATTTCTTGCTTTGTGCCAGTGCCTTGGTAGTTTTGTGTCCAACCTGTATTCTGTTGTGTTGGAGCTACTGTATATTCGCCATTATTTACGGCTACGAATACAAGGTCTCCTGGTGTGACCTGACCATCAATATGGTTATCGTAATCAGTAGCACGAGTAAGTACCCACTTGCTTGAAGAGCTACCAGCATTTGTTACAATATAAATACCGTTTTGCTTAGCATCTGTTTGATTTTTAATCAAAACACGATCATTTTGATCTGGTGAGTAATTATCAATTGTAAATACGCCATTTACTCCAGATGTAAGTGTTGCTCCTACGCCAGTTCCGCCATCTGCTCCAGTTGTTCCTGGTGTGTAAACTACTGTTCCGTAATCTACTCCTAGGTCATGAACTGTTGCTGCTTCTACAGAGTCGTGAGAATTAAAGCCTGTTGAAATATTATCAACATATTGCTTTGTTGCAACTTGTAGGGCTTGTGTTGGATCTGCAGCAACTGTTACTTGTGAGAATGATGGTGATGCAGTTGTGCGAAGATCTTGAACTGTATCAAGGGTAATTGTTCCATTACCATTTGTAATAATAACGCTATTGTAAGCACCTTGTGTAAGTGTTGCAACAGCATAAGTTCCATCAGCTTTACCAATTAAAAGCTTACCATTGGTTGGTGTTGTAGAAGTTCCTGTACCACCTTGACCAACTGATAGTGCTGTTGTTAAACCTGAAAGGCTTGTAATACTTGAGTTTGCACCAGATTCTGCTGCACCTAAGTTTGTGCGTGCTCCCGCTGCGGTTGTTGCTCCTGTACCACCATTTGAAACGCTAAGTGCGTTTGTTAGTGTTAGTGTTGGAATTGTTACTGTTCCGCTAAATGTTGGAGAAGCAGAAAGAACTACAGTTGAGCCAGTTCCAGTTACTGCGTTTACAGTATTTCCATTAATCTTAAATACGTTGCCAGTTGCAGCCGTATCAATTGTCTTGTTTGTAAATGTATCTGTTGTAGCTTTACCAACAAGGGTATCTGTTGCAGAAGGAAGTGTTAAGCTTCCAGTGGCATTTGCAAGTGGTGCTACTGTTGTTGCTCCAGATGCTGAACCATTAAATGTTACTCCACCAGGTCCAAATGTTGGTGCAGTAATTGTTGGTGATGAAGAAAGTACTACAGAACCACCGCTACCAGTTACTGCTGTTAATGATGTTCCATTAATTTTAATTGTGTTAGCATTTGCACCAGAGGTGTCAATTGTCTTGTTTGCAAATGTTTGAGCTGAATCAAGATCTGCAATTACATGTGTTCCAGAATTGTAATAGGCTTTAAATCCTGCTGTACCATCTAACCAAATATCTCCAGCTACTGGTGAATTTGGAGTACCAGATGCTACTGGGATATTAATAGATGCTGCAGTTAATGATGCTGCAGTAAATGTTGCCTTACCGCCTGTTACAGCAAGTGTACCGCCCAAAGATGTTGCTGAACCGCTTGGAACAGTTAATGAACCTGGGAGTGTTAAAGCGGAAGCAAGAGAAATTGTAATTGTGTTTGTGGCACTAGAAACAACTACCTGATTGCTTGTTCCAGATACTGTAACTGCACCAGTAAAGTTATTTACTGATGATACGGTATTGTAGGTAGAACTAATCTGCTCCCAAGCATAAGTTGCTGGGGTTGTTGGATAGTTTGACCAATATGATTGGTAAAGTGCACCACGGTTGTTATTTGCAGTAGTGCTAAAGTATAGTTGACCAGCAGCAGAAATTGTTGGTGCTGTGGATGCTGGGTGAATTACAGCATTAAGAAGCTGATTGCCCTTTAAATTAATATTTGTTAAAAACGTTTTTGCCATGTGTTGTTACACTCCCTTTTAAATTATGACAAATACGCATAGCCAGAAACAGGCAAGTTAAACTCTAACTCAACATTGTTTGCATCTATCTGCGTAATATCACATTCTAGATTATTTTGGCCATAATCCGTTACTTGCACATTTGGACGGTAATGCAAGTTATGGTTTATGTACCATGTGCTGCTATTTGTTTGTTGTTCATATACGTAAGAAAAATTTGAAGGATTTACAAGAACCTGTCCTGCATTCCATACCGTTCCAGATTTTGTATAAACGGTATTGTTTGACGAATCAATAAAGATATCACCTTGATATCCTATTGTGTTTGATGGTGTATTTGTTCCAATGTAGATCTGTTGTCCACCAATTGGAAAGTTTGGTGTTCCCCACCCACCTTGAGTTTTTGGTCCATAAAATTGTTTTGAAGCTGAATCAATATAGTAATCACCAACGACTCCTAGAGTTGAGCTTGGTGCTCCTACTTGACTATATATAACGCTACCGCGTGGACCTTGTACTCCAGCTGAGTTAATATTGGCAATATTGTCTTGTCTGATAACGGTTACATTTTCAGTCATTATTGAATCACCCCTGGTTGTACCACTAACCACCCATTAAGAATAGTTTGAGCTATTCCTCCAGAACTTGTTAGCTGAATTTGATAAGCACTTCTTGGAAGAACAAAGTTTTTTGTCATTGAAGGTGGTAGATTAATTTGAATGACACCTGATTGAAGATTTGGAATTGTAATTCCATTTCCAATAGATCCTGTGGCACAAAGAATTTTTCCGCCTGGCTTATCTCTTACTTCAATTGTTGCTGTGTATCCAGTTAAATCAATTGGGTTTTGATTTGAATCTGTATATGTAATACTCAAAGTGAATGAATCACCTTGAATAACATCATAATTAACTTCTTTTTGATTCACTGACACACCTCTATATTAAAGTATTTCAGTATTGATTATAGCATTTTACTTTGTTAATTCATAGAAAAACCCCGTCCACTAGTGACGGGGCTGTTCTAAAATTATATCAATTTTTGCCAATATCTACAATTTCACACTCTCCAGATACGCAAGCAAGTGCTTGAGTTCCAGTAGTGGTGTCCTCTAGTTCATATAGGGACAATGCTGACCAATTAATTTCGCCTGGCATTTTTTCTTCAAGATTAAAATATTGATCTTTAGTAATTTCTTGGTATGGTGCCTGAACGTATGTATGCTCTGAATATGGTAAGAACGAAATTCCTGAAACCTCATCAAAATGCTTGTATACCCATGCTCCAACCTCCATCCACTCATCTTCCTTTATAGATACTGTAATAGAAGGCTTATGTTCGCACCAATGTCTTTGATATGTAAGCCAAACCTCTAGCTGTTGAATAGCTGTAAGCTTATCTCTTGTAATTGCATGCTTTGGAGCTTGTACTGGAAATGAAAAAACAGTTGTGCTATCTGGCTTCATTACATCATCTTCTGCAGGAATTCCTGAATCTACCAAGAACTGTGTAATTGGATCTTTTTTATCTCCACGAACTGTACGAATATAGTATTCTGAATGCCATGGATGCATTCCTGAGCTAACCCCGACCAATTGGGACACTGTGCCTGATGGCTTTACACATGTTACTGCTGCTGAGGCGGGAATCCCAATTTTCTCCGCCTCTTTAATATTAATCTGTACAGCATATTCACGAAGTCTATCTAATGTTATAGCAAGATTATCTAAACCTTCTTGTCCTGAAAAAAACTTATGACCAAATTGACCTGTTAATGAGACTCCAAGTAGACGCTCTTCTTCTGTGTTGTCTTTCCAGATTTTACGAATGTATTTAAAGTCTGTAAGAGTTGATTGCCATGTTCCAAGAATTGAAGCAAGGCGAATTTTATTTGCAACATCTTCAGGTGTGTCTTTTTCACGAAGTACGACTTCTGAAAGGTTACAAAACTGATAAGGACGTAAGATAATTTCTGAACACGGGTTAGTTCCATAGTGAATATCCGCACTTCTTCTTCCGTACTTTGCTGCTTGGGTTTGGGCTGCTGCCACATTGTAGATACCTCTTTCGCCCGACTTTGAATCATATAAAGATTTCCATTCTGCTATAAACTGAGCCATCTCTGGTTTGCGGGAATATGCAACAGAGTTATTTGATAAAGCACGTTGACCATTTGACTCCCACCAATTACCAGCTTTAGCTGCAGCCATTTCAATATCATTAATATTTGAAAGTGAAATCATTGCAGAACGACGTACTCCGCCAACTACAACAACTTCTCCAATTTTACACATAATGTCATGTGCTTCAATTGGCTTAAGGTTTCTTCCTAATGCACCCTTAAATACTTGAACAGTAAAATCAAAAAGATTAACTAGTGGTTGTGGCCCAGATGATCTGCCGCCCATTGTTTTAAGACGTGCTCCTGCAGGTCTTACTTTGCTTACATCAATTTGTGGAATTTGTCCTGCCCAAAGTAATGATAAGAATTCACGATATGCTTTTGCCCAACCTTCTTTAGAATCTCCAACAGAAACAACAGTATTTGATTTTTCTAATGTTTCAGGAAGGACGGGAAGTTTATTAATGTACTTATACTCAACAGAGAATCCAACACCTGTACCACACATAAGAATATACATTGCTTCGTCAAATGAACGAGCATTATCTACTGGAAGAAATGCACAGTTATAGCCAGAAACATTTTCTCTTTCTAACGCAGGTCCTGCAGTCATAACAGAACGCATTGATGGCATTACGTTGCGGTTAAACACTGCATCACGAAGTTCTGCAATAGTTTTTTCATCAGGAACATAGCCGTGCTTTTCACGTAGTTGAATAACCATAAACTTAAAGTAACGGTCTACAGTTTCTCCCCACGTCTCACGACGATTTTCGTTTTCTAACCATCTCGCATATCGGGATAGAGCAATAAAGTTTTCATATGGGTTTTGGATGGTATTAGACATTTAATCTCCTAGTTTTTTATTTGAGTCTTAATTGTAGCATACCGATTTTTTTAAAATCGGGTTTTAAAGATTTTTATTAATTTGCTTTAGTCTTTTAACGGCTGGAGCAGAAACTTTTTCCCAGCTGTATTTTTCATGAATAATAAAAGCATTTTTATAAGCAAGATTAGAAAGATTTTCATAGTTATCAAAGCAATTTTGCATATATTCTTTTAATTGAGCATATGATGGTTTTAACATCAATCCTGGGTGAGTTGATGGCCAAGGGGATGGTGCCCAGGAAGAATCCAATGGCATTGTTATTAAATCTTTGTAGGATGCCCAATCTGCTGTACAAATGGTTGGCATGCCTTGAGCCATAGCTTGAAGCGGGTTAAAGCCAAATCCCTCTCCCCATGAAGGATAAACAAAAACATCACATAGGTTATACAAACCATTCATTTGCTCTACAGATAAAAATGATTCAATAATCTTAATGTTTTTATAAACAGCATCTGGCGATCCAATAACTTCACCATTTTTAGAATTAAAAATTTTTGTAGTATTTATATTGCTGCATTTTAAAACCAACTCGTATTTTGGGTTATTGCCAAAAAGACTAGCAAACGCATCAACAACCATTTGAGCATCTTTTCTAGATGCTGGTTCTCCAACATGCAAAAATCTAAACGGGCGATCAGGATTTAATTCTCTTTTCTTTGGGATCCATTTATCTTCAATTCCATGTTCATAAACAAAAATAGGTTTGCTTGTATGTTTTGAATAAATATCTGCAACCCATTCTGATGTTGCCCAAATTTCATCTGGTATTGTATTCATAACAGGCTTCCAACCAGGAAGAAGCTCTGTTGACTCCCATGGTGTATAAGCAATTTTGTATTGATCTTTGCCAAATGAATAATTACTTGGTTGAACAAATGCTATACCAATTTTAGGTTCACTTGATTTAATTAATGATTCAATACCTTGTTTTTTAAATTCTTCAAATATATGAAATGATGCTTCGCCATATCCGACATTGCGATCCATATATTCTGGCGCACCCGTCCAAGATACTTTCATTTACGCTCCCGACTTGTTTTTCCCAGTATATCATGATACGATTGTTTTTACTACTCTTTCCCTAGGAGGTACATATGAACAATATGAACAAAGCAAGGATAAGAACAGCGTGGACAATGATATGTGTGAGTATTATCACATTGATTAGTGGAGTAAATTCTCCAGTTCATGCATTAACAGCACCAACTATCGTGTATAATAAATATATATTATATATTAATAAATATACTAATTTAGTTAATATTAAAGATATTATTAATATAGATATAAATAAAGCAAATTCTAGTAATACAGTTTATTTAATTAATGATCTGTCCACTGGAAAAACTTTTCAAATGCCCGCTTATAGCAAAATGCTTACATTAAACCAAAGAGTAGATCAAAGGGTAATAATCTCAAGACTAGCAAACGCAATCAAATCCCAGGAAACGGGAGGCGTTGGCGCATACCTGCGTCAGTCTTACTCCAGTAGTGCATGTGGTGCTTACCAGTACATGTCAACTTCATGGAATAACTTTATGGGCTACAAGAATGCTTGCGATGCCCCAGAATGGGTACAGGATGCACGTATGGTCAGCGAACTAAAATCGTCATACGCCGTGTACCATGACTGGAGAAAAGCAGTAGCAGCACACCTGTATCCATCAAGAGCAGGCAATATGGCTACTTGGAACAAACCAGTTCCAGGAAATCCAACTGTCCGTGAATACGTCACATCTGTGTTTCAGAAAGCGAACATAGCGTACTGATGAAAATTAAAATTTTATCTCAGTATTATCAATTGGCTCAGGCGGGTAGGGTAAAACCTCTCGCCTGTCCCATGCATCCAGAAGATCCCGATGCAATTTTTCCATTAATGGTAGTTGAAGAAAACGAAAAGGTTATGCTACAATGTCTAGCATGCAGCTATGTAAATATGGCTGGTCAACAACTTTATGAAAATCTTATAAAATTAATCAGGGAAGCAGAAAATGAAAGAACCTAATATTGGAGATTACTTTGTAGTTAGAACTACAGGTATAGCAGCAAGATTAATTCAACTTGGAACATGGTCTAAGTGGAATCATGCTGGAATTTACATTGGAAATGGGCAAATTGTTGAAGCCCGCCCTTCTGGCGTTTCTGTTTCACCACTTTCTAAATATGACAATAATCAAATAATTTGGAATACGGGCCACGATGGTTCACTTACCACTACAGAAAGAAAAACCCTTGTTGAATTTGCTTTGGGTTTTGTTGGAGATGGTTACGGAATATGGTCAATCATTGCATTAGGATTTAAATGTCTTACTTTTGGTATTCCACTACTTCCAGCAAATTGGATGGCAATTCGTGAAAAGCGTGTAATTTGTTCACAACTTGTTGCTTGGTCATATTCTCACGTTCACATTAAACTTTCAAAAAAGCCTCATGCGCTTGTACGACCAAAGGATCTAGCAGAAAGATTGTCACATGGATCTTTTACCAATCGTTGAAGGAAGATCTTGCGGGGATTGTACAAAGTGTTGTGAAGGTCATTTAAGGGCTGATATACAATTAAAAGACGGTAGCCCTAAAGCTTGGATGGGTTTAAACGAAGAAGGATTTCAACCTTGCCCATTTGTTAAAACAGGAGTTGGTTGCACATCTTATGATGTACGTCCAGATATACCTTGCAAAGTATTTAAATGTGATTGGCTTACAAATCCAGACATGCCAGAATCTTTTAAGCCATCAAGATCAAATGCTATATTTACAACTCGCACAATTAACGGTATTGAGTACACAAAGTTAATTGAAGCTGGAAGAAAGCTAGACTCAGAAGTTTTATCATGGGCATTTGAGTATTGCCTTTCAAACGGAATTAATTTTTCGTGGAACGTGTTAGAAAATATTTTTTGGTTGGGCTCTGAAGAGTTTAATGAGATGATGGATAAAGATTACCCATTACTTAAAAGGGAGCTTGAAGGAAAATGAGAGCATGGATTGAAGTTTATCATCAAGATGTTAATATAGAAGGTTTTGACCTTCCTGAAAACAAACATGAGATTCTTATTCAAGATGAAAACCACAACACAATTATGAGTATACCAATTCAAAGACCTTTGCCTTGCATGGGTATTAATGTTGTTGATGGAGAATTGCTAAGTAAAGCCACACAAAGCTTTCAGATAGAAAATAGAAGAAGTGTACTTAATCCGATGGCACTAGAGCTTGCTGGTATTGAACTAAACCCAGAATGGATGCACAATGAGGAGTGGTAATAATGGATGATGATGTTCTAATTAACATTAGAGAACTGCTCGGTGCTACCTATATTCAAAATCAAAGAATATATGACATGCTTTCTATCATTGCAGATAAACTGGGCGCAGATGCTATTGGTTTATCTAAGCTTCATGAAAAAGGAGAAGTTCTTGCTCCCGAACCATCTTTTATTTTTAATGTAAGTAGCAATGATGAGCAATAAAAAAAAGATTGCAGTAGTAGGACAAGGCACTGCTGGGATACAGGCAGTTGCATATTTTCTTAAATGGTTAAGAAGTGATTGGGAAGTGCATTCAATTGTTGATCCGACAAAGCCAATACTAGGTATTGGAGAATCTACTAATCCATCTTTTATTAAAACTATTGAGCAAGGAACAAGAACAAATATTTTTGATATCCTGCAAAACAAAGATCTTGACTCAACCATTAAGCTGGGAACTTTAATTGAGGGCTGGCGGGAGAAAGAATTTATTAATCCTTTATTAGGATCCAATGCAGCCATACATATGAATACTTTTAAGCTTGGAGAATGGGCAATACCAAAGTTTAAAAAAGTATGGGGAGATAAGTTTGTAGAAGTATTTGGTACAGTTTCTGCTATGATTAATTATCAAGACAAAGCTGTAGTAGTATTGGATGGCAAAGAACTTGATTATGATTTTATTATTGATTGTACTGGTTTTCCAAGCAACTACGATGACTACACCGTTTGGCAGAACCCAACAAACCATGGATTAGTCCATAATGTGCAGGTGGGCGAGGAACACTGGAATCATACGAAACACGTTGCAACAAAAGACGGGTGGATGTTTGCAGTTCCATTAACATCTCGTGTAAGTTATGGATATATGTTCAATGACACCATTACTGACCCGATTGAGGCGAAAAAGAACTTTTCAGAATTAATATCTATACCTTTAGAATATATGGATGATATTGAATACAAGTTTGTATCATTTTGGGCAAACAGATGTATTGAAGGTCGCATTATTAAAAATGGCAATAAAGCAGCATTTTTTGAACCAATGTTTGCTAACTCTTTATTTATGTATGACTCTATCAATAAGATAGCTTTACAGCATATAAGCGGTTACATGGCTTTAGATGCAGCAAATACGCATATTCAGGTTATGATTGAAAAAATTAGAGAAAATATTTGCTTTTATTATCATGGCGGATCACAATACGATACTCCATTTTGGCAAAATGCTGTTAGTGTAACAAAACCTGTAGTTTTTGACAGTCAACCATTTTTTCAGGTATATCAGAAGATGCAAATGGCAAACAAGTATGGTTATACTGAAGAAATTGGCTGGGGTTTTGATGAAGAAGGACTTAGAAAGATAGATGAAAACTTTGAATATCATTATTTCAGCGACGGAATAAGTGAGCCGAAAAAGGAATTTGAGCAGGAATTAAAAAGCAAAGGAATAAACACATTATGGTAAATCCTTTAGATTTAATAAATGGGTCGGAAAGAGTGAGCGACGCAGTAAAAGAAGAAAGAATGTCCATATGTCGGGCATGCCCAGAACTCTTTCAATTTACTACATCCTGCAAGAGATGTGGATGTTTCATGAATGCAAAGACAAGATTAGCAGAAGCTGAATGTCCATTAAAAAAATGGGGGGCAGTTGAAAGAAATCAGTGACATTGTGACGGACATCACATATATTATAGATGGTGATCTATGTCACATATATACCGATAAGCACACATTTTCCATACCTGCATCAAATTTAGATCGTTTAAGGTATGGGTTAGAAGCTCATTATACCCAAACAAAGATCCTAGAGGATGCAACACCAGAGGAGTTAGCCATATTGCGTAAAATGAAGCCTAGAAATAATGCCCTAGAGGAAGTTAACTATCAAATAGGAAGAAAAGGCTATAATTCTAGAGTCATTCTGGCGAATGACCTTGTTTCCCGCCTTCCATATATGTCACAATCAAGAAATCGCAATGGAAAACAGCATATTGCAGATTCTAGATGGAAAAATGCTATCAAAAATTCAAATTTTAAGGTTTTATCCCTTATTGATTGGTATAAGGATGAAGAAATCTTCATTAAAGAGCTATTTCCAGATGTTGAATGGACAAAAGGTTCATTTGCCATATCTCCATGTCATATTTATCCAGCTAAAAAAGATAGAGGAGAAGATTCTTGGACTCCCGACAAAATTTGTAGAGATTTAAGCATCATAAATAAAGTTTTTGATAAAATTTCAGCATCTGATCTAGCTGGAAAGCATGCTATTACTACAGAAGATGCTAGAATAGCTTTAGATTACCTAGAATCTTTCTCTTGGGATGATCTTTCAATCTCCCGCCAAGTTTTAGCGTATGTTTTAAAACGTAGATTGATGCTAGGATTCTACTCACATGTTGCTTTTACCGATATAGACTTAGGAATATAATGCCAAAAAGATATTTTACTCAAAGTAAGATCTATTTTAGAGATCTTCCACGATTTAAAGAAGATAAATCTTATACTAGTTTTGCATCTAGGTTAAAAAATTTACTATCCCGCCTTTTCAGCTAATTCTCAGAATCACTTTTGATCAAAATGTTAATGGGCATTTATTTTGGATGATGCAACTTTGCGAGCCGATTTCAAAAAAATAATAGTACGCCCGAAATGTCCGAATTGATATGGTATGCACCCGTATAATGTGGTGTACATCACAAAAATATTTTTTAAAATGTCCGATTTGTTAGCATTTTCAACTTGATTTTCTCAAAATAATATGCTAAACTTTCAGTATTGAAAGATTAAAGGTTAATCTTCAGAAAAAAGAAAGGTAGATAAAATGTCTACACTAAATGAATACTATAATGAAATCCGTTCCGATATTGCTAAAGACTTTGGTCTTGAGGCTGGTGGCTTTGCTCCCCGCCCTAAGTTAATGCCTATCCAAATTGCTCAGCGTATTGTCGCTAAGTATCCTAGCATAGATAACGGCACCCGATGGGGTCAGCCTAATCCTAAGGCGTTAGAAATCGCTAAGCGTTATCACGCTTTGTTTGTGGCGTAAGTCACAATCAAGACACGGCGTGTCGGGTTGATAATGTCAGCCCTATATGCTAGACTAGCGTCATCAAATTAAATAAAGAAAAATCCTGTGAGCCCTACATAGTAGGCAAATAATCAGGTCAAGGAAAAAGATTAGAAAAACTAATCAAAAAAAGAAAGGTGACAAAATGTCATACTCGTTTGATAATACAAATAAAGACCGCTGGTCAGAATTAAATGATGAATACCAATCTATGCTAGATGAATTGGCTACCTCAAATGATGAGGTTGCTAGTGTCTTCGTAGATGTAGAAGACTTTGACCTAGATGAGGTGCTATAAGTGATAGTTCTAACTTACATAATCCGCACCATAATGCTACTTGCCATAGTGCCTATGTCTATGCTAATGTATGCTATCTATCAAGATGTCAAGAATTGGGGTAATAATGAAAACTAAGATTATCGTACTAGGATTAGCACTCGCACTAATTCCCGCCGTTGCTAATGCGAAGACTCACAAAATAACTAGTGTTAATCGCTACACCTACGGGTATCACCGCACAGTTCACATTTATTGCCCGTTTCAAGGTTGTAAATCTAGTTTCTCGCACTACACGGGAACGAACGGCTATAATAACTAAACAAATGTCAGTGGTCTATGGTAGACTACTATCAACAACAACAAAAGAAAAGGACAAAATAAATGACACTAGCAAATAAGACTTACCAAGTAGGCGATTTGTTCACAACTCAAAAGAGCAAGGTAACAGGAACAATCGTAGCGATTGAACCAATTAACGCTAACACTACTCGCGTGCTTCTAGATGTAGACGGCGAGGAACGCTTCACAACTGTGAAGTTCTAAGTTTGGCAAATTGCCAAATATCCTGAGCAAGATATAAAAAGGCTCACCAACCCAACAAAAGAAAAAAAGAAAAGGAAAACTAAATGACTCTCCAAGGATACACATATCAAATCGGTGACTTGTTCACAACCTCAAATGTAGGTGTAACTGGTCGCATCAACTCTTTCGCACCTGTTAGCAAAACTGTAACTCGTGTTGGTCTAACTCTAGCAAATGGCTCAAAGCGTTTCGCTATGGTAAAAACATCAAAGTAATGCTATAATAAATCTTGGCGGGACTGCCCACTAACATTGACACTCCCGCCATCTACTAATAAAAAGGATAGTAAATAAAAAATGATGACAAGAAAAGACTACGTTGCAACCGCTGAAATTATTAACTCATACGCAACTGAAATTAAATTAGAAGTGTTAGAAGATCTAGTTAACGATTTTATTGTAATGTTTGCAGATGATAACGAGCGTTTTGATGGTGATAGGTTTTGGGATGAATGTTTCAAAAACGTAAATCATTAATTGAAAAAGTAAAACGTATTCAAGAGCTTAGGCGTAGCAATGCTGCTACGCCTTTGCAAAATAAAAAAAAATACAATCGCAAAACAAAATATAAAAATCAACTTGACAATTAGCCAAATTTTTGGCGCGCCAAATCGGACAAATTGGACATTTTGAATGTGATTAAGGACACAATTTACACGCTCCAAATAATGAGATAAACCCTTAAGTTACTAGACAGTAGCGATTTTTTGTGTTATACTTCCAGTATTAAAAATTAAATAAATAAAAAAAGTTTGACGACACACGGCGTGTCGCCTTGAAAATGTCGGTGGTCTATGATAGACTAACGATAGTTAGAAAATAAAGAAAGGTGGTCAAAATGACTACACTAGAAAATGTAAATCTTGGTAAAGTATTGGGTATCTCTGCTCAGTTAGAAAATCGTATGGTTCACGATTTTAATAATGGAGGATTAAAGTCTACTTATGGACTTAATACTCGTCAGCGTGTTATCGCTATAAAAATCTTCTTAGGTGGAAATGCCCCTAAGTGCTACTGTGTGGAGTGTATTTAACACTCTGTCAGTCCCCCCTGATATAATTAACCCAATAAACAAAAAAGAAAGGTGGCAACTAATGCTAATCTCAGAAGCCTTAGAAGGCAAATATGTAAAGTCCTCAAAAGGACAAGGCATAATCCAGTATGCAGATTTCCGAAAGGATATGCACCACTCTACCCCCGAGGGTTATCTTGCTTATGCTTGCAAGGTTCGCCCTACTTATAACCCTGAAGTGCATAAGTTTATTCCAGAAGATTTCTGGACAACAATTTATGTCGGATTGGATAGTGAATTACTATGACAATTAAACTTGGTGGGCTAGGGCAGACTATTTCTGCCTATTGCCCAGTATGCTCAGAAAAAATGACTCATATGTGTATCGCTACACTTGGAACGGGTCGCACAATTCGCTATGCTTGGGAATGCCAGCCTTGCGAATTATCTCTTAAATCCGACAAAGATGGCTATGCTCATCTCTTAACAGAAATGGCTTACTATGTCTGATAAAATTTTCATATGTGATGAATGTGATACCCTTGCCACAATGTCAGTGCAAGGTGATACAATAACTATAAATAAATGTAAGTGCTTAACTTTAGAATGGAGC